CTGACCACCTGTGCCATCCGTAAACGAGCTACGAGTCGATAAACCTAAGCGATTACGCCCAGTAATCTCAACGATAGAACCAGCAACGATAGTGTCAGTACCAGCACCAAAGCCATCAACAGGAATCGACTGGATCATAGTGTCTTTATGCGTAACATAAGTAGCATCAAGATCAGCAGACAGCGCACCTGTGCGCTCTGCGCCAGCAGTCAAAGCACCTGTTGTATAAGAAGGTAAAGACGCAGATGTCATCGCCTGCATATTACCGAACTGTTTAGATATCTTCGCATTTTCCCATGCCTGATTGACCAGACTTGGAGAACCGCTAGCTAAACCGTTTTGCACGTTAGCCAGATTCGTCGCTGTATACGGGTTCATTACATAAGAACGCTCGCCAGAGCCAGGAACACCCATCGAAGTCATCAGCGCATCTGCGCCAGCAACATCAGACCAAGCGTCTACTGCTGTTCCAGGTGTGCCGTAGTGAAGGTTACAGTTCTTAAACATGTATTGGCCAAAATCAAGTTCCAAATCAGTGACAATACGTTGAGCAGCAGGCATGCCTACTAACTCATCGAGTTTGTCCATCTTCGTTGCTTCGTCAACTTCATCCCAGTCCATGTGTACAGTAAAGTAATCCTGAACTGTCCCTGTTGCTTTACCTACGACGATATCGCTGCGATCAACGGCTGAAATATCGCCGCCTGCGGTACGGTCTGACTTATGATCGACAGGTCGTCTGAAATCAACCGTTGTACCCGCTTTAGGGGTTAGCAACGGCGTGATTAACTGTGTATCGACTGTTTTAGTTAAAACCGCTGTATTTTCGTAACTCTTTAAAAAAGATTCCGCCAGCGGCGTGGTGGTATTACTACCTAGATTATTTGTACTATTAGCCATTGCTAATTCCTCTACTCAAAGGTTGCTCCTTCCAAATTTGGATCTACATTCCCACCAGTGGCAGCACCACCTTGATTGATTGGGTCGATAGGGTCTGGAGCGTTACTAATGTTGGTTGGTTGTTTATTCGCTAAACGTGCTGCAATCTGTCCGAGTTTCATACCAGCAACACCCGATGAACTTCCCGCAATCTCATAAGCAACATCCAGATGGTCAGCAAGATATTCAGCTAATTCAGGCGCATTCTCTGCCGTCATTATCGTATCAAGCGTGTCATCTTGGAATGCTGGCAAAGTCGCTAACTTGTCGGTAAAGCCGTCGATATTGGCTTCATCCGCCTTAGCCCAAAAATTAGTTTCAATCTCTTGGCGTTTAGCTGTCTCTGCGTTCTGTGCAGTGGTTTCATTGTTCTTAGCTATGACACTACTAGCGGCTTGGGTCGCAACGTCTCGATGGTATTGAGCTAAATCAGCTTGATACTTCGGGTCGTCAAAATCGTAGTCCGCCTCTTTAGGCATAACTGGGTCTTTTGCTGGTATTGAGGTTTGCTGTTCTTGCATAGCCTTTAAATCGGCTTCTGCCTTCTCAGCGCGGCGTTCTGCTGCCCCTCGTCTAGCGACTTCTTTGTTAATCTTTTTCTGGACACCGTTTTGTTTATCTTCGGGTGCAGATGCAGCCTGTTCTTGTGCGGGTGCTGTTCCCTCATCAGTTATTGGCGTTTCCGCTTCCTCAGTTGTTGCAGGTGCGGTCGTTTCTTCTACTGGTGCAGTTACTTCTTCTGTCATGGTATAGCGCCTCTTAAGCGTGATATGCCGTCAATTGGAGGTTTGACGTAAACCTTTATATATCTGCTTTAGTAAATTGTTCTTCTGAACCTAGTGAATTGATTTCGTAATGTATATCAAACTCAAGTAAACGTGCATCTGCACCATAGGTATCTGTCCCATCACCACCAATACGAGATAGCTTCCATAAAATAAGGCAGGATATTTTCTTGCCTGTCATAGCGGTTTCGCTAAAGGAAGATATTAAAACCTCGTTTGCTGTATCGTTATCAGGTGTCCCATTAACGGATGTGGCAGTTTGCAACTGAGAGCCATAATCCATTGCAGCAACAGAGCCGTTTGAGACAACTTCATAATCAAGCTGCCAGAGCACATTGCCAGCAGCACTGGTCGTCTTCTGCCAATGAACATGAGGAATAATTACCGTTCCCTCATTCCACGCATGTGGCATTTGAGCAACACCCGCGATAGTTTCAGTGCCTGCAGCCGCAAACAAAAGCAATCCAGTTGTACTCTCAACGTCAGGGTCAGATGCAGCGCCAGGAGGATTAATTCCCTGTGATGGGAAACGTAAATCATCCCAGACTGTCTCTGTTAAACGAAATCCGGTATGGCTTGAATTTGGCATAATAACTACCTATTGCGGCTTAATCTTGCTCTGCTCTACTTCAATCATTGCCAAAGCGTCTAATTTAGTCTGTTCTTGGTCAGCAGTTAATGGAACGCCAGCCTGAACCTGTTTGTCATAAGCCTCAATTAATGACTTATACGAATCAGTTGCTTTCTTGATATTGTCGGCGATAACCTGGTCTACTTTCGCATCTGTTAATTCAATATTGGCCTGCTTATTAGCCGTGTCCATATTAATATTATCGGTTAAAGCCTGAGTCTGTGGATCAATCGGTTTTTCTTGATTAAGCCCTAACTCTTCGGTTTCTTCATCGGTCGGGTCTGCTGTACCCTGTGTAATCATGTGCTTTCTGATACGCTTATAAAGCTCGTCAGATTCAAGGATACTGGCGTTCTTAGCGATCAGATCGGTAGAGAACATCTTAAACGTCTCATCTGCATTGATTAATTCGATTAACTGGTCAAGACTCTCTTCCTTCTGTGTGCTGTACGCTTTTGATACATCGACAACGGTTCTAAAGGTCGTTCGTAGATCATTAACCATAACCTCTTTGCCCGTCTTCTGGTCGATAACAGGTTTACCATAACCATCTTTTTGTAACTGGTTAATCGTGACTGTCTCAGTCGTACCATCAAGGTTCAACACATCCATAACACGCTCTGTATCAAAGATATTGGTCATAATATCCTCTAATACTTCAGCAGAATGCTTGATTGACTTCATGTGGTTATCTACAAACACATATGAGCCTCTATCTCCCTTTTCATCCTGATGTTTTAACGCCACACCAGACTCTAAACCCACGTTTAAACCAAGTGATGGGGGGTACATGTTAGTTGTCGCGTAGATGTCCATTTCAGCCTGTTTGATACGGCTCATTGCCATCTGTTGTACAGCGGGCGCACCTGTTCTTTTTGGCGGGCCAGTATTATTAGGGTCAGGCTCGAATATCATAATAGGCGGCCTTTCTATTTTGACGTTCCCGTATTCTTCTTCATGTCCTTTTGCTTGTACAGAACTAGCCCATACAGGGTCATCCATCACCTCAGCGCCAATCTGTACCTGATTACTCGTCTCGTAGTTGTAGATGCGTTGCGGGTCTTTAGCAAAGCGTATTAAGCCACGTGTGTAGGTTTCGTTCTCGATGTGAGCAACACGTCCGTACTCAGGGATTAATGGAATGTATTTACTTGGGAACTCTTTCGGGTTAGATAAGAACTCAGCACCATTCATCTTAGCCATGAATACCGTATAAGACTCGAAAGTTCTGGTCTTATCTTTACCGCCACGACCTTTTGCAATCGTGATGCCTTTTAAAGCTAAATCGTCCATCACTTGCTTTTCTGCTTCGATATCTAACACACTGCCATCTGTCATCTGTGCAATGGTTTTTTGTTTTTGTTCTTTCCACCAATACTCGGCAATTAACATCTGGTCTTGAGTGAACCAGCCTTTATAAAGCCCGTTGCCAAAGGTCTCTAATGGGAAATCTGTCTTAGCTGCATTGGGATATTCATGCTCAAATAAGTCAGGATGGATACCAGTAATTAGAAAAGCATGTTTACCGTCTTTCTTTGTGTAATCAACTGCGTTTACATCAAAGAACAATGAACTCGCTGCACTGCGAATAGGACGGAATTTAGGCATTAAATCAAAACCGTCATCCATAAACTCAGTAAATATACCCCAGCCACCAAAGCCACCTGTCACCGACTCTTCGAAAGACTGGCCATAAGCAGTCTGTGCATCGGACATATTCTCGATGTTTCGTGCTATACCTGTTTTTACATTAGCGGAATCAGCGTCAACATTCAGTCCGGTAGGTAGATACTTAATCCCTGACCGGTTCTCACGCTGTCCACCTGTGACTTGGTCGACCAAGCCAGCAACACGGTTAACCTCACCTTGATATACGTCTTTTCGCTTATCAAACGAGTCCTCCGACTGTGCGCCTGGAACATTAGTAAAGCGCATATCCTCGATAGCTTCTTCACGGGCATCTCGCTCTTTGTCCTGAATAGCTGCCCACTGCTTGAGCGCAGTCTGGTGTAACTTTTCGAGTTGTTCCTTACTGAAATCCACTAATATCTACTCGCAAAGTTAAGTTTAGTCACTTCTTCTTCAATAACTGGCATGTATAGAGACATCATCACGCTATCTGATTCGTTAGGTGATTCAATCTCTAAGCCTTTCATTTCTTGTTTGCTCATAATCTGCTTCAACCCGTTTGGATTTGGTTTCCTTGGTATCCGGCATATCTGAGACTTAAATTCGGTTAGGTTTTCGATTCCATCTGAGTCAAAGCTAATCATCTCGTCAGGATCAACGTATTCGCCCTTCTCAACACATCTATACGTGTTGTAACAGCGATTAGCCAAGTCAATGTAGTATTGCGCTCGGTTGTTCTTGAACGTCTCAGCGTATGTGACTGGTTTCTTACCGGAGTCCTTGTCACCATGTACAGGCATGTAAATCTTTGTAGCGTTATCTTGAGCTTTGCCAGACAACGAGCCTTTGAACATATGAAACTTTGTCTTAGTCCCTTTGAACGCATCAGATACCTGACGTTTAAGCCCTGTACCCATACCATCACCATCCCATACGAACCAGTCAGCGCCATCGTTATGCGCTAGATCGGTAGCCCAGTCACAGGTCTCATCTATCTCGCCTGTATCTTTACTGGCTATACGTTTGATTATCGAGCCATGACGACAAGCATAACCACCGGCATCATTACCATCATCAAAGGGGTCATGTGAGGCAATAATTGCGCCGTGCGGCTCAAATGTTTTCTTTAATCGGTCTATCTTGTGAGCATCAATACAAGCGTCAATCCACTCAGGCTTAATGATTGAACCTTCAACACTGTCGTTGTACTCGCCTAGCCAGATATGGTCGTATTCAGCACGGCTTCGGTGGTCGTAATCCCATTTTCTTTCCTTCTCAAGACCGCTATCCTCAAACCACGGGTTGTCATCGTAGTTAATCTTGATGATTAAATGTAATTCGTCCTCGTAAATACCGTCTTTATCCAGATGCTTCTTATACGGCTCAATGAATCGCTTACTGAACGGGTCAGCACTGTTCATAGGGTTAGCTATAAACAGCATAGAGACGTCTTTTAAGTCACTGGACTCGATATCACCAACAAGAGAATAATTCTCTCTAAACCGCTTAGGCAGTCCCACCTCGCTATCCTTTCTCAGTGAAGGCGTTAGGGCTGTCAGTGATGCTTTAGATATAAACTGCGCCTCTTCAATCGAGAAACGTTTAAAACCGTGCGTGGACTTAACCGATGATGTGTTTCTAGCTATACCGGCAAACTCAAATACTGATTCACCGTTATGCTTGATGGTGTTTTCTATTACATCAAAACCACTGTATCTGTGTTTATCAATCTGAGATTTAACCAGGCTATGAACCGAGTTCTTTATGCTGGACTGAAATTCACGTAAGAAATAGGTGCGTGAATTGTTATCTTTGGCCTCAGCTATCGACAGATCAACAGCAAATACTGACTTGGTACTACCTCGACCACCATATAAGACAACAAACCGCTTATTTGATGTTATCGCCTTTTCAATCTTCTTGGCTGCGTAAGCGTGTGGTTTCTTGTCGGTCTTTACCCACTCACTGCCTGACTTCTCTATCGAGTAAAGTAAGCCCTTATCAGGACAAACTATGCCCCATACAGTATTACTACTTAACCGGCGTTTCTCTAATTCAAGCTTTGCAGCTACCTTTAACTCTAAAGCCTCACGACTCATTTAGGATGGCTTGCAGTTCTTCATCTGTTTTATTTGATAGGTCAACGAACCCGATAGCGCCTTTATGTTGGGTCTTGTCTGTAATCAATCCGTGTACTTTTGCTTTAGCGGTAATAGCTGCCACCATCGCTGATGCTTGGTTAGATTCTGCGGCTATATTTGTTGCTTGCTCAAATTCTAATGTAAGACTATCAATGGTTACGTTGTGGCGCTCTGCGTGTTCAGCTCTCAGTTCATCAACCCTCTTGGCTACATCGGGGTTATTAAACAGCAGATAAGCTTCGTTCCATATCGTTTCTGGCTTGCTTTCATCACAGTCATAATTCGCTCGATACGCCTTTGATTTGTTACCTGTCTCAATGAATACTAAACAAGCGCCTTCCTGTTTGTCTGTTAACTTAGCCATTTAACTTCTTGAGTTCCTTGCTTATTAAGGTATCGCTCTGTCGCTTTCTTTGCGCCCGCATCCGTATATCCGTTATGAGTTGAATCTAAGCCATTGTTAGCGTTAAGCATAAACTCTGGATACCGAATCATCATAATGCCTTCTTCACATTCCCAAAAATGCTTAATATAGGGGCGACTATCATCAAGAGATGTGTATTTATGAGCTCTAACATCCATCACTCAAGCACCTGAACATACTCGTAATCACTAACAAGTTCATTCGTAGCTGATAATTTAGCTTTACCCTTCATTCTAAATTCACCTGAGAAGTTGAGGTTTGTTGGCTCGATGGTGTACTGGATAAATTCGTTAGCAAGATAAGTCTTGTCGCCTACCTCTGTGTTGCTTGTTCCGACACTGACACCAGATAATTGAGTCTTTTCGATTGAACTACCGTACTTTGGTTGTATTGTAAAACTTAGATCAGTAGCACTGGACACGTCTTGACCGAAGTTAACCCTAAGAACTTGCCCGTATTCTGACTGATTTAGTTGCAATGACAT